TTCTGACTACAATGATATCATTTGTAGTCATTCCGCTAGATGGTAAATCGGCAAAGGTGGCAACCTCATCATAATTAGTAGAAGCAGATATTTTTTTAGTCGCTTTAGTTTGTGTGTTTACGACTAAATAATAATCATCATTTCCCGCCTGTGTTAAAACAGGAACCTTATTGTCATCAGAAACTACATCACCTAACGACCGCCCAAACATCTTTAAATCTTAATGTGTTGGTTGTCAATAAGAACAGTAATTCCAGCGATTGTAATCGCACCTGTAATCATATAATCAAATAATATCATTTATAATTGCCTCAATATTGCTAATCGTAAAATAAATTTTCTATCTGCTGTTTGTTGAGTTTCAGCAGTTATACGTATATCATCCAAAAAGCAAAACATAGAAGGAACCAATGGATTAATTGTCGCACTTCCATTTTTAATGTATATAAAAAAGAAATCACTATCATTTTCCGCTCCTTTTACGGGATACCATATCCCTTCAATTTTTTGCTCTATATAAACTCGTTTTTCAGTACCATCTAATGCTGAAGGGGTCGTGATACCCACTAGCGTTTGAGAGCCAAGAGCTAACTCGCTCGAAGTTGTATTACCAGAACTAATAATAAGCTCTTTGGTAATGATATTGGTGGCTCCCGAAACGCTAAGTGTCATTTACGATACGGTTGTAGTAACCTCAATCCAGACAGTTACTTTAGCGTTAGCCAAAGCAGCACCAGCCACGATATCAATAGTGTCGTCAGCAGCGTATTTGAATGAAGCTGTAGACTGGGACTGTGTAGTGGCAGCATTAAGATTAATTCCCGTGCCATATCTATCATCGTCTGCTCCATCGCCTAATTTAGCTGTAGCTGTCGAACCTTCAACAGTATTAACATTTAATCCCGCTCTCAAAACAGTTTGACCCGCTTTTACATTAAGAGCTTGAATAACATCGCCCGATGCCGCGCCTTTAGCCGAAAAGTCAATCACTTCAGAAACAGTAATCACTTTGCCAGGTAAAGAATTACCAGCAACTTTTTTATCTGTTATGTGTGTCAATGTAGCCATTTATTTTTCTCCTTTTTTTAATTATTAGTTACGGTCGTCATCACTAATTCGTGTTCTTGCACAACGAATTTCAAATGAACCATAGTCTTGATTATCAAACTTAATTTTCTTAACTTGGAAAATTCCTTGATAACCATATTCAATAAATCGACCAAAATCTTTAGTCTGTGTGCTAATTTGAGGAGCTTTCCCTAAAGCAATTGCTAAAGCATTTTCGCCAAAAAGAGTAACCTTTGCGCCTGGTACGTTTGAACTTGAACCCCAATCACTCTCACCTGTTCCAGCAGGATCAGTAATATAAGCTCTATCATGAGAAAAAATAACTAATCCGTCCATAGTGATGGCATCAGCTCCAGTGAATAAAGGATTAGAACTTCCTCTATCAGCCGCATATTTCATTGCGTCTTGAAACTCTGTATCTTGCTGCAAATCAAACATAACATCAGGATGAACAACAACAAAGTAATAATCCTTACCACTAGATTTATATGGCTTAATTTTAAATTTTTGATGAGTTCGCGCTGATCCCTTGCCTTTAAATCCCGCTTTAGCTTGAACTTTAGCTTTGCGAAGAAGGTCAAGTGTGATTTTGTCATTATCTGTTAATGCACCTGTTGATGTTTTATCACCCGCATACAAAATATTAGACGCATTATCTTGTATGGCCTCGAAGCACAACGTATCGATTTTTTCGATTCCCCAAGCCTGGAGTGCGTTGGCACAAGCCTCAGTTATTGAAAAGTAACTTTGTTGACGACCCAGTGGGTTATCAGCAGTAATACCATGTAAATACTCCTCTAACTCAATTTCAAAGTTAGAAGCAGCTAAACTTTCAAGGTTGTCTTCTAAGGTAACCCCTGTTGAACCTTTAAGCCCGTCTCCGACTAAAGCCTTAACTAATGGCATCTTAATCTTTCCGCCACCTTGACCAACACTTAGGTCACGCTGAACAACAATCGGGCTACCTTGTACCGATAAAGTTGAGCTAGTGCTATCCGCAATAGGGTTAATGTGTCCAGTAGACCCATTAACACCCAATACATCCGCACCAGAAAACTTCATCCAAAAACTTGACGATAAATTTTCTCTAAAAACCTTCTCTAGAAATATTTGCTTATGGAAAGCATCGTTTGCTGTAAAAATTGACATTTAATTAACTCCTTTTGTATTTTTGTAAATGTTTTTCTAACTCAGATGTACTTGCAGTTCCTATAAATTTATCTACCTCTGCGGGATTAACTCCATTATTTGAATTGTAATCTTCGTTGTAGGTAAAATTATTAGACTGCTTCTGTATTGCTGTCATTTGTGGATCAGAATGTTTTACTTTAAGATTTTCTAATTCCTTTTTAATATCAGCAATTTCTTTGTCTTTTTTGGCAATTAAATACACGCTCGCAACAAGGTTACGACCCAATAAGTGAGGCTCTTGTATTAATTTATCAATAGCTCCATCTTGCGGCGCAATTCCCATTAACTCAGCTTGTTGTTCAATCGCAGAAGACAAATTAAGTGAATGAAACCCAGTGAGTTTCGTTTCGATCATTTCAGCGGTATCTTGCATGTCGCGCATACCAGTCTCACGTTTTTGTAGCTCTTGTTGATGGCGTTGCTCATTAATTATTTGCGCTTTTAAATCTGCCATCTCCTCTACATCGTGAGCGTTTTCTACCCGTTGTTCCAACTCGGTTACTCTTGATTTACTATCTTGTAACTGAGATTTTAATTTTTGGTTTTCTTTTGCGGTTCGTTTACTTATCTCAATAGCTTTAGCCTGTTTATCAAACTTAGCTTGCATGTTTTCGTATAACGACTTGTAATCCGCATCCTTCTCTTTTGGAGCTTCTTCTTGCTTATTCTCAGCAACTTCTTCTTGAGGCTGGGTAGGCCCCTCTTCTTTTTCCTCATTTTTAACATCTTCAGTTGGTTTTTTAAAAAAAGATGTCCAACTTCCAATTTTGGAGGAAGGTTGAGTTGCAGTTTCTGACATAATAAAGCTCCTTTTTTGCCTGGCGGCCTGTTTTTTTGGATTCTCATAAACTAAAAACAGATCTCATAGAAAAAAAAGAAACTCATAAATGGATAAATCATAGCCTAGTTTGTCAATTGAGCGGGGATCATTCCGCTCAATCGCTAGGTCTATGAGTTCCATATATAATTATGAATTATTTTTATTGCATTGTCAAATAAATTAAAATATGATAAAACTACATAAGTAGTGGTTATGTAGTTTTATCATATTTATAATCTCCTTAATTTGTGCTATATTATATATGTGAAACTAAACGAACATCAGCAAGAAAGACAAAGAGAGATTGTCGAATTAAAAAACAGATGTAAAAAAGACTTTTCTTTTTTTTGCGAAAAAATTGTCGGTATAGGGGTTAAAAAAGAAGGGATAAACACAATGACCCTGACAAACAAACAAAAAGAAGTCGGAGACGATATTGTTAAAATTGTCCGTATTAAGCAGATGACAATGGATGCACTTCAAAACCCACCTGAAGATTATTCAAAAGCACTAAAAAAAGCAAAAAAAACAATGCTACCTGAGAATTTTCAGACATTTAGATTAGAACACGAAAAAACATACATTAAACAAACATTTAAAGATTTTTTTAATAGAAATAAAAATAAAGATACAAAAGAAACAGAAGACGAATACGCTAATAAATTGTACGAGTTGGGTCAAAAAAAATTAGTGTCTGTTATGGCTGCACGGGGAGTTGGTAAAACATTTCTAGCTGGCCTTATATTATGGTGGTATATGTATAGCTATGATGCGCAAATTTTTGTAATCGGGCCGACAGGCTCACAGATAAGCAATGCTATATGGCCTCAAATTAGTGAGCTGGCGCAATACTCATCTAAAATATACGGCCCAGCTTCTGTATTATCAGGTGAAAATAAAATATTTATGATCGGGACCCGTGAAATAAAGTCAATGCAATATATCTCAAAATCAGAATGGGGATCAACTTGTTTTGCCAAAAGAATCCAAATTGACCATAGTAAACCAGCAGAGGATCAAAAAGCAGCCGTGTCAGGGCTTCATAATGCACACATGATGTTTATTATTGATGAGTCTAGCGCGATCCCTGATTATATATATAGCGTCTTATCCGATTCTTGTATGGTATTTTCGCAATGTAACGTTATTTTTTCTATTTTTAACCCTAACAGAAATAAAGGTTTTGCAATTGAAGGGGCTACAGGCAAGTCCCCTGATGCAATTGGACACCATATATCTGCTATTGGCTGCGAATTGATTGATGCTCAGAAAATAGAGCAAGATAAACTTAAATATGGTGAGGATTCCCCTTATTATCGTGTTTCTGTTCTCGGACTGCCACCAAAAACAGACGAAGGTGCATTTATTTCTTTTGAATGGATACAGCAAGCCAAACAACGTTTCGCGCTTCATGCTAATAACCCTGACCTTCCCTTGGCTTCTGATCCCATGATGTTAGGTGTGGATATTGGATTAGGTGGAGATAAAACCGTTGTCGCTTCAAGAAAAGGAAACTTCTTATTAAATTTTAATGAAAATAATTCAGCAGATACAGACGAGATTGAGTTTTTTATTATTGATCTTGTGGAAAAGTACGAAACAACACATTTGTATTTAGAATATACTGCGATATCAGCAGCAATATGTCAGTCAATCCAAAAGAAATTATCAGTAACATTACCAGCTTGTCATGTCCACTTAATAAAGCCAGGTGGGAAACCTAATGATTCTAAGTTTGACCGAAAAAAAGATGAACTTATATATAAAATGGCAAAAGCATTTGAAAATCAAGTGATTTGTATTCCTGATACCCGAAATGAAATATTTGATGAGTTTGAAAGTGAACTTTCTCTAATTCAACTCGATAAAAAAAGACAGGAAAAAGATGGGAAAATAAAAGTTTTACCAAAATCAAATGCAGCTTATGTTAAAGCGTTAAAAGATGCGACTGGTTATTCCAGCCCCGATAAAACAGATGCGTTTGCGATGACGTTTGCTCATGATTATGATGTGCAAGTGGCCGTCACAAGAAAAAATAGGGAACGGTTCAAGTCAAGGGAACTTGCTGTATCAGGAAGATACTCATGGCTAAATTAATATATATAAAAAGGAAGGTAAGATGCCACAATTAAAAATAACGTCTGTCGAAGAAAATCACGCACATATTGTGTTTTTGTTCGATAGGCCATTAGAAGGAACTAATATTATAGGTTATACAAGCAAAGAAAATGGTCATGCTCATGACGTTATCTTACAAGATGTAACACAACAAGACCCAAATACAGGACAAGTAATAGTAGTAGGCCAAGAAATTATTTTAATGCCAAATCCAGGGAAACAAAAAACCCATCAGCATAAAATTAAAGGTAACTTAACCGCAGATGCCTCAGAAATGGAATGGTCGCCTAATGATTCAAAGTCACAAATTAACCATA